AAAAATGAACGTCGCAGAGGTTGCAAAAATGACTATACCAGAACAAATTGAGATTGAGTGTGAGAACATCAAGCAGATGTTGCTACAAAAGAATAGAGCCTATGGCAACTCATTTGTCGATCCTGTGCGGATATTCTCACGGGCGACACCGGAAGAAGGCTTGCTGATCAGGATTGACGACAAGTTGTCGCGGATTGCCAGAGGCCACAATGCGGGTGAAGATACGATTTTGGATTTGATAGGCTATCTGATTTTGTTGAGGGTGTTGCATAGGGCAGGGGATAAAAGTTGACCCACGAACCACGCAGGCGATCAAAATATTGTTGACATAGTAAATAGAATGTGAACACATAGGAGGAAATTATGAAAATTTTAAAGATTGTCGTTGAAGTTGTAGAAGGTCAGAAGCTTACATTAACAGGTGAGCAGCTGGAAAACCAGCCGGGAATCAAGCGGGATATTATCGATAAGCTGGTGAATATGGACGGCGCGAAGTGCTCGAACCCAAAGCTGATGTCGGAGCCCGCGAATGTCGGATGAAATGAAGCAGGTGATTACAGCTATCATTCGAGGATTAAAGTTTACCGTGAGCCTACTGGAAAAGGTTATGCGGGGGGAGCCGGTATAAAGGATAAAAGGCAAACCTATGTGTTTATGTGGAGACGCAGGCTTGAAACCCTTTGTGTAGAGGCCGGGATGATGATGATCTATGAGGTGAGAAGCGACAATGGAAAGGAACGATTTAAAGATATTAATTATCCTGGTCCAGAAGATCCTGAAATAAAAAAGCGCGAAGAATTAATAAGAAGGAGGCAGTATGTCCCATGGGATTGCCGGTTGGATAAAATAATCCTGTAATAAGCTGCTTATTATAGAACTATTTTACAGTTTTAAACAAAACATCAACAGCCTCCCGGAAACGGAACGCATAAATAGGACAGAAACGCGAAAGCCTCTCTGGAAACGGAGGGGCTTTTTTATGCAAGTTGACTTTAATCTTTATGGCGATCCGTTAAGAAACCTTTGGGCGGCAGTAATTTTAACGGCGCTGGATGATTTAATGATCAAATATGACCCAGCGCCAAAGTATTCCGGTGGAGTTGAAAAACAGCGGAACCGGCGGCAGGCAATCTGGTTTTTCAGTCAACCGTCGCAAAGCTCTCTATCCTGGATATGTCAGAAATTGAATATTGATTTACGGGCTACGGTAAAAAAGGCGCGGGAGTTATGCCCGGAAATAAACCTTGGTTTTGAAAAAGTCGAGTGTTATCATAAGGGCGCAGTCAAGAAAGCCGCGCATGGATGATTTTAGAAGGGGTGGTTTGGTATGGCAGGAAAAAAAAGGGCTAAAAAGCCGATATTGAAGAAAAAAACAGGGCGTCCATCTAAAAAAGATACTATCAATCTCCGCTCTCTGGCGTTTTTGGCAAGCCTGGGACTCACCGAGGATCAGCTTGCAATTGCGTTAAACATATCAAAAGCAACAATCACAAACTACAAAAAAGATCAGGAGTTTTTAGCCGCCCTAAAGGATGGTAAAGATATTCACGATGCGAAGGTTGAGCGCAGTCTAAGGGAAAGGGCAATCGGGTATGAGCATGAGGATGTGGATATTCGCGTCGTCGGTGGGAAAATAGTTAAGACCAAAATTATCAAGCATTACCCGCCCGATCCTACGTCGATGATATTCTGGTTGAAAAACAGGCAATCGACCAAGTGGCGCGATAAGATGGAAACGAAAGTCGGAATAGGCGAGAAGGAAGTGGAATTGATCCTGGCCGCTCTCCCGCCCGAAATAGCAACCGCCGTAAGGCAAAAGCTATTACAAATCAAGGAATAATAAATGCTCCAACCGGCTCAAATTGATAAAATTTCCAATAATGTGCTGGCTAACTTAATGACAATTATTCAACCAGGCACGATCAAATCAATCCAATCAAAACAGTCTTATCTCCAATATGCCGACAATCCTGTCGGATTTTGTAAAGATGTGCTGGGCGAGGTCCTCACTGATGATGTTAAGTCCATGATGGAATCGGTCAGGGATAATCTGGTGACGGTGGCTGTATCATCCAATGGAACAGGGAAAACCCATGGTGGCGCCCGCGTAGCTGTCTGGTTCTATAAGGCCCATGAAGATTGCGAAGTATTCACCGCCGCCGCTCCGCCGTATTCCAACCTTGAGAACCTGCTTTGGGGTGAAATCGGGGATATTGTCGCAAAACATAAAGATATGTTTGTGAACGATGTTGCTACGTCCCTTGATATTCGCCGCGGACCGAGGGATTTTATAACCGGCGTATCAATCCCAAGCTCCGGAACGGAGAAAGAACGGGAAGCAAAGTTTTCAGGTAAACATCAAAAGCATTTATTGTTTGTCCTCGATGAAGGCGACGCTATTCCTGATGATGTTTATGCAGGTATTGAATCATGTATGTCAGGCGGTCATGTACGCCTGCTTATCTTCCTAAATCCCCGCCAAGCGGCCGGCGCGGTTTGGCGTATGCAGCGGGACGGTACGGCCAATATCGTGCATTTATCCGCGCTCAGACACCCGAATGTTGTAACGGGTAACGATATTATTCCCGGCGCCGTTGATCGTAATACAACCGTTCGCCGTATCAACGAGTGGACCAGGCCCGCGCACCCGAATGAAAAGATTGAAAAGGATTCTCTTTTTGTCGTTCCTGATTTCCTCGTCGGCATTACAGCGCCCAAGAAAGGCGGAGGCGCTTACCCGCCATTACCTGCAGGTAAGCGTAAAATAACAAACCCCGCCTTCTCCTATATGGTTTTGGGCCAGTACCCAGCGCAGAGCACGAATCAATTGATCTCCCTGGAATGGATCTCCCGTGCCCGGAGTCGTTACGATATTTATGTCCTGGAGCATGGAGAAGTCCCGCCCATGGGAACCACCGGAATTATGGGGTTGGATGTAGCGGAAATGGGCGACGATCTGAATGTAGCCGTCGGTCGTTATGGGGGATATCTGACGCCCTTCGATGTATGGAATGGTGTTGATACCATGGTTACAGGCGATAAGGCCGTTGAATGGTATCAACACCATGACGGAATAGAATCGGCCTATGTTGATGCTACCGGTGTGGGCTCAGGAGTTGCCCCGCAGATGCAGCGTAGCGGATGTGTGGCTGTTAGTGTGAAGGTGGCCGAAAAGCCTACCCTTAAGACGGATATGGGCGATTTTGTGCATAAGCGCGATCAACTATACTGGCTCGTCCGGGAATGGCTGCGTACCGATCCATCGGCAATGCTGCCGCCTGATGAAGAACTGCTCGAAGAATTAACCGCGCCGACATACAGCACAGACAGCGGTAAAATTAAAGTAATGGAAAAAGCGGATATGAAGGAAGTTTTGAAGCGTTCACCAAACAAACTGGATGCCCTGGCGCTCACATTTGCGGCCGGCGGCAGTTTCTTTTCTGATTGTGTGTTCGAGGCGTACCCACAATGAGTAATAAGCGTACGATGGATGAGATAAGAGAAGCCGCAAGGCCTCGTTATTTGGATGCCTATAAAATGAGAGAAGAGGGGAGTTTGTTAAGGGAAATTGGAGAAAAATATTGTGTTTGCAAAGAACGAGCGAGAGTAATGGTTGAGAAGGGGCGTAGAATTAAACTTGAGAAGGAAACATTAAAATTAGGGCGCGATTACGAGTTTGTATCTTGTTATTTGGTGGTGCAATGACCTGTATCATTCGCAAAATAACCCATCCGGAAGCCTACGAACTGCGTCAGGCTCGGCTCGATCATGCTCATATTACTCAAAAACCCATGGTTGAACGCACATTCTATTACGAGAATGTTAAAAACGGTGAACAGTATCATGATCTCTACGGCTGTATTGCCTGGCCTACGGAAGTAACCGAAAAGGATATTGGCCGTCCGGGGTATGTTGGGATTATTGCCGTTCTGAAGACCAATAAACCGGTTGAAAAATCAGGATTTCTTTTAATGGAAGAAGCGGAAAGCAAAGATGTGGCGACAATATTAACACACGCAATAAATTTCCGGCAGAAATATGGTTACGGGTTGCATCCAACACTGTTGTCTTCATGGTGGGGAGGCCCTGAACGGTTCATAACAACAATTGCCCTGTTCAATCAGCACTTTCAATCCAAGGAAATTCTAATTGCCCCGCCCGTGGATTTCTACGAGCCCAAGGCATTTGATATTTATTCTCATTCCATGAGGAGTGTTATCACGCCCGGACGGGTGCGGTTCGGCTTCGGGAATAATACGATCCTGATGAATAGATTGCAACTTTATAAGCGCGACGATCCGGCTGTTCTGGCCGTTGGAGGGCTGATTCACACGCTGTTATTATCGTGCGAATGGATGGATCAGCATCAGCCAAATATGTTTGTTTTGGAGGAAGAAGGAAATGTTTGATTTAATGGAAGTTATCGCATTGATGTGTTTCGGCGCGGCGTTGGTCATGGTTGGTGTTATGGTTGGTGGCTGGTTGGTTTACAAAGCCAAGAGCGCAGTTCCCGGTGAAAAGCTCTTCGGAGGGGTGCCCAAAGGAGAGGTCTTCACCATGAAGGACGAGATCGATTCACTAACAGATGAAGGCGCGGAAGCGGAAGTGCTGGCGAAGAACCGAATTTTTAATACGATCTTTGGAGAAACAAAACCTTAGTTTTGAAGTGTTTTGGGTGTAGAAAGTAAGAAATTATCGGAGGAAATACAATGTCAGGATATAAAATAAAATGTCCCAATTGCACAAGGATATGTTTCGAAACAACCGATCAGTTTAATCCCAATGTCCCACCCCACGGCGGCATGGTCAAGTTCCTGCTGCAATATCATATCGACTGGCTCTGCGTTCCTACCACTAAAGCATCTGAAATGTGCTGTCCGGAATGCCTGGCTCCGCTGGTAGTCGGTGACGTTCTGAATGTAATCTTACCGCCTAGGAATATAGGCGAATACTTTGAGCAGGAGAGAGATGTTATTCAGAGTTATATTGATGAAATTAATAATGCAGCAACTAGACTTATTGCGTCAATTCCCGAAGAAAATTTGAACGAAGATCAAAGGACTGCTGTTCAAGAGGCTAAGTTTAAAGTTGAGCAGTTAAAGACCAGTATTCCCGATACGGTTATTCCTGAGCCCGACAATCCCAATATTATCCCCGGCGGAGAGCCGAGCGATTTAACCACGCCATTCACTTCTGACGGCAATCCGACACCAGCAACCGAAGAGGCCGACAGGGTAGCTAAAGAAGCCAGTGTAGCGGCCAACAAAGTGTTGGATAAAGGAATTATCGACGGGAAACCGGATAATGAAATTATTAACGATATGGCAGCAGCGGTCAATAAAGTCATTGATGATTCACTCAAAGACGCCATCCCCGCCTTTATCTGCGACGTATGCGGCAAGGAATGTAAGAATCAGTTTGGGCTAAATAGCCACAAGAAATCACACAAGGGAGGAAAGTAATGATCAAGATCGTTTATACACCAGTTGGAATTGTTATCGGAGAAAAGGTTAATGCGGAAATAGGGCTTTTGGCCCTGAAAAACCCGCGTATTATGCAGCCGAGTAAAACAGAAACCGGGCAGATGCGGATTGATGTCGTGCCCATGCTCGGGAATCCGAAAGGTTTTGAGATTGAGCGCGGCGCAATGAATTACGATTGCAACGACGAGAACATTCTCAAAGCGTATCAAGAAAGCGTGACCGGAATTTCACTGGTTAAGAAACCGCCGCTCGTTGATAGCAACGGAAAGGCTTTGCAATAATGGACGTTTCAAAAGAATACATTGAAATGTGCGAGAAGGCACGATTAGACTTAAATAAACTTCGAGGATTTGAAAATCCACAAAACATTCCAGATGGCGCTGTCTGGCTCCCACGTCAGGACCAGTTGCAGGAAATGATGGGAATAATCCCATTTGATTTAGAGGGACAATTTCATTACTGGTTTACGGAAGAGGGATGCAAAGTAAAATGGTCATGGGAACAACATTGACTCGCCTTTGTGATGAAAGAAAAATTCAACAAGCAATGGAACGGAGAAGACTGGATAGAAATTAAATAAAATTTAAAGGGCTTTTCTTCTGCCGACGGGCAGAAGGGAACTCGCAAGAGAAAGAATTTAAGGGCAATTACGGTGCCGTAATCACTGTATTTGCCCTTTTTCTTTGCCCGTAATAGGAGAAACACCATGCTTAAAAAAGATTGGTCATTGAACAATGTCCCGCCGAAAGACGATCCCGATTGCGGAGAGTTCACCTTTTCACTTTTTGAAGCTGCGCGTCTGGAAAAGGAACGCCTGGGCAAACACGACGATTTCAACAACAACTTTGCCCTGTATCGGGGGAATCAAGACACTCAGCAATCTGGACGGAAGGGGGCTCCCCGCAAAAAGAAAGTCCTGACGCCCATTAATCTGTATTTCGCCAACGTCGAAAGAACGGTGTCGAATATCACGGCCAGAGAGCCTACCGGGGAAGTCGTTGACCTCGATGGCGTGGGAGATGGCTCTGAAAATACCGTGTCCATGGGCCTCAAAAAATGGTGGAATGAGACAGACCAACAAGGGAAAACTCGTGCATCCGCCCGACAGATGGAAATATACGGGATCACCCCGGAAAAACCTTGCTGGGATAAAGGCCACGACCGGCCGGACATCACAGTGACAGATCCGTACAGCTTCTTCCCTGCGCCCGGCAATTGGGAGAATATATCAGAAGACGCTCCCTACGTCTGCTATGCCTACGTTGATTTTGTTTCCAATATTGAGACAATTTTCAATGTCAAAGACATTGCTAAAGACGATGCCTACGACCTCATGGGGACCGTCAGGGAAACCTATAAATCTCAAGGGTATGGAACGCAGCAGAGTATTGGAAATTATACCGAGGCAATGACTGTCACAAAACAAGTTACCGGACAGGGAACAAAAGTCCTTGAGCGCTGTTTAGTCATTGAAATTTGGCTGCGGGATAACCGCGAAACCGAAGATAAAACAGAGGAGCCTTTACTTGATGAATATGGCCAGCAGGTCATAGGGGAAGACGGGACTCCTCAAATAAAAGTCACTACGACAAAAAGAAAAGTGTATCGTGACGGAATCCGGAAAATAACAATCACTAAAACCAAAGACCCAGCGATTAAGAGTGGAATTCTTGTCCTGGACGACTCTGCAAACCCGAATCTTAACCCCGCTCTGGCTGATGAACTGGCCTCGACAACGTACCCATGGGGACGGCTGCCATGTTATTTTGCCAATTCGTACAAAGATGGCGTGACGATTTACGGCTTCGCCGCGGCCGAACAAGTGGGCGATCTGATCGTTAAAATCAATCTCATTTTCTCCAAACTTATCAATTACGCAATCAACGTCATGGCCCCGCCTCTTATCGTCCAGAAGAACTGCGGAATCACCACGGAAATGATCTCAAATTCGCTGGGTAAAGAGGGCAGACTCATTTTAATGCCGACAATCCCTAATGCCCGTATTGAATTCATGCAGATACCGAACCTGCCCGAGACATTCTTCCGGGTGCTGGAGCTGATGCTTAGATATTTTGACCGCATTTACGCGATTGAAGATGCCGACAGAGGACAGGCGCCTAACGGTGTTATCGCATATGCGGCTATTCAGGCACTTCAGGAAAAAAATCAGATATTGATGCTGACAAAAACATCATCCATCGATTACATCGTGGAAGAGCGGTCCCGATGGGCTATAGGTTTGTATCAAAATTTCGGGACGCGCCCTGATTCTGTCAATGTGGCTGATGAACAGAAACCGTTTTCAGGCATAGAGTTCGCGGGCCGGACGTTCGGTTTTGTCGTCGAATCAGGATCGACGACACCACGAACCAAACTGCAATGGCAGGACTTAGCGCTTAAGTTGAAAGACATGGGCGTCATTGACCAGCAAGCCGTACTGGAATCAATCGGTTTCCCGGGATGGAAAGAGATCGTAGAGCGCACGGCAGAGTCACAGCTTGATCAGGCTCTTCAGATATTGGTACAGGCGGGACTTCCGGAAGAACAGGCTGTTGCGTTGAGGACGTATTTACTGTCTTCATCGATTCAGACACAGCAGAACGATCAAAATAAAACGGCGAAGAGCGCAGGAGGGGTTTAATGAGTCAAAAAGTAAATACACAAAAAATTGTTAGAAAGACAGTCAAGGAGAACACTGATAAACTAGGTATTCAAATTATGAAAAATATTCTGGTAATGCCGCTTTCAAAAAGAATCAGGGTTGCCTTAATAATTCTATTAAAGAGACCAATTTAAGGGGAGGATAAATAATTTATGCCTATCTACCAGTATGAGTGCCCAAGATGTAAAAAAATAACCGAGAAGTTCCACCGGATTGACAGCATCCCCAAAAAGGCGCGGTGCGAAACAAAGGGATGCGGGCGTATGGCCAGACGGATAATCGCCAGCAGCGGGGCTATCCAGTGCGATTCAATCAATGATGTGACGTGGTTAAAATCTGCATTGGCGACATTGCCCGATAATGCTCAACATATCGAATCACGGACAGAACATAGAAAATATCTCCGTGAAAATAATCTTTCGTGCGTGGGGTAGAATGCCCGAGAAAGACCAGAAAATTGAAGAAATAAAATCCTCCATTGAGGATAAAATAAAAACCTTAGTTTTGAGAAAAACTTCTGGTAAGATTCTCGTAACGATTGAAGTTAATATGTCGCAGGGTTTTATTGGCGCGGCGTTTATCGAGAACAACACAAGGACAACGAGGGAGAAAATATTCTAATGAAGTAACATAACGGAAGCTAAAGAGCTTTAAGAGCAATCATAGCCCGGACAGTACGATTAACGCGAAAGCGTCCGTACCTTCCGGGCTTTTTTATTTGTTTTTACCAGATCGGTTTAACTGGCCATTGGACCCGCAAGGACTATCCAAAATTTCACCAGTCCCGAAAAGGAGATGGAAAGATGAGGAACGTAAGAATGTTGGGAATGATTTTAGCGAGATTAATAAAACCGTTGATGAACCAACGAGGCGCCGTAGGAGATCAAGGAGACCATCCCGCCGATGGTATTGCCCGTGACGAAAATGGTTTTATCCCAGGAACGACATTTAAAACAGTCGAAGAACTGGCAAGAGGTTTTCAGGAAACAAAGGCTGACCATGGCCGGATTTCCAACGAATACGGAAATCTTAAAAAGGACCATGACGGTCTGAAGTCTCAGGCTCAGACATTAGCTGAAACCCTGAAAGAAACCCTCGCTAAAGGCAAGAAAGGCGACCAAGCGGAACCCGTAACAGATTTTGACAAGGAAATTATTTCAGCGCAGGCCGAACTTAAAAAACTCGACCCAATGATGGATGATTTCGCGGAAAGACAGGCTGACCTTATCAATAGGATTACCGACCTGAAATCCGAAAAAGTCAAGTCCTCTGTAATGAGTGAAGCCAGCAAACTGTTTCAGAGGGAATTGCAGGACCGCGACATTATAACGGCGCGGAAAGAATTCCTGAGAGCAAATCCCACATTCAACACGCCGGAAATGCAGGCAAGAATAGATGATTTCTTAGCCAAAGACGCTACCGGTATGCACGACAAAATGTCTGCGTTCGCTGAACTCAAGGCGAGTGATGCTGAGTTGAGGGCAAGCGACCTCGAAAAGAAAAATGCGGAAATGATGAAGGCCCTTGAACTGCAAGCAGGCAAGGACTCAACCGGAAAAGTGATTGTGAAAGGGCAGAGCCCCGGACAGGTCACAAGCAAAACAATTTTAACCGGCAAGGATCGTGACGCTGCCATGGCCGCAGCATTGGCTAAACTATAAATGGCACGTAAATCCTTGCTTCTCACATAAGGAAGGAGATAGATCATGGCTCTTCAGGATCAATTAAATGCAACCACGGCGGTCTATTGGGAATCAATAGTACCGGAAGATATTTTTAACACGGCGTCGGCTCTTTTATGGGCACTTTGCGGAAAGGCGAAAGCGGAAGACAGTCTGATTGTCCAGCCGGAAGAACTTGTTGACGGCGGCTCGATGATTAAAGTTCCCCTGATTAATGCGAACTCGAATCATGGAACTTACGGAGCAACTACTGTCATTAATCAGTCCAAGAAAGACCTTGTGACTGCGGCCCGGTTCGGATGGGGTGGCGCTTACGGCTCCAATACCCTGAATCTTGACGATAAAATCAAGAATTCTGGCGCTGAGGCTGTTATTCGTTTAACCAACCAGTACATGGAAAACATCAAAGAATCTGCTCGCGTCGATCTGGCGGCGCAGGTATTGAGCACAAAAGGTACAGGCGATGGCATTAACGGTCTTCTGGATTTATTCAACATTACCGCTGCCGGTGTTGTTGGTGCGACAAGCGTTGAATACGGCTGTATTGCCCGATCCGAAGAAGCAAACTGGATCAACAACGTCATCGTGACGGCAGAAACCATGTGCTTTGAAACCATGCAGGGCATATTCAGGGCTCCGGCCGCTGGCGACGTTGCAAGCAAGAAACCGAATTTCTGCTGCACAACAGAAGTATTGAAAGACGCCTACGAGTTATCTCTGCATCCTCAACAGAGATACACCAACACGGCAATGGTTCAGGCAGGATGGTCAAATATCACGCACAAAGACGCTCCCATTGTGTCTGATGGCGGTGTTCCCACCGGCTGGCTGTTTGCGCTCAATCTCAATTACCTGGGATTGAAAGCGCATAAAGATTTCAATTTCACCACTCCCGTATGGCTGGATAAGGCAGTCCTCGGACAGCCGGATGTAATTTCGGCCAACACCAGGTGGCAGGGGAATCTGATTTGCAAAAACAGAAAGATGCACGTTCTGCATACCAACCTCAGTAAAGCGGCTTAATTTAACAAGGGGAGAGCAATCTCCCCTTTAACCCTTTAACCGGGCAGACGTTGTTTGAGGTCTGCAATAAAGGAGAAATATCATGAGTGAAAGAATTTTATCAGTAGGTGGACCGAGGGCATCCCGCCCGATTTCGGATTTCCTGATGGTCAACGATTATGAGGGACCGAAAGCAGGTAAGTATTACGTTGATCTGAATGTAGCGGCAACTGGAGCCGGAACACCTGATCACCCGTTTGCTACCGTGGCCGAGGCGATTACGGCCAGCAACGCAAGTATAGGCCTGGCGGCGAATCGTTGGTGGGCAAGACGTAATAAGATTTTTGTCTGCGGCGATGGCATCACAGAAAACCTGACGGTTCTTCCGGAAAAATGCGACATTATCGGCTGTGGTTCCGACCTTGTACCTTATCCTCGCATTATCGGCCACCACACTATTGCAGCGGCGGCAGTGGGTTGCCGGTTCATTAATATGGGATTCCTGCTGGATGGGACAGCTGTTGGCATTACTATCCCTGCCGGTTGTCATGGATTCCAGATTTTGGGCGGAATGTTGCAGCCGTCTTTAGCAGGGAATACAGTCGGTGTTCAGATTACCGATTCCGCCCTCTTTAAGATTCAAGGCTTTGAGGTTCACCAGAACCCCGGCGCATACGGCACTGGTATTTGCGCGGTTGGAATTGCCGTCGCCGGAAAAGCGTCAACCCATCAATTCCTGATTGATCAGTGTTTTGTGGAAGCAACCGAGGGTATTGATGTTGTGGCAAGTTCACCCGCATACGGAAGCCGCATCCAAAACAGTACCATTAAAGCAACAGCCCTGACCATTGACGATAATTCAAATACAGTTATCGTCACCGATAATCGCCTGATTACGGCTGCCAACATCGGGACCACGACAGACGGTTACAGCTTCAATCTGGCACTGGCGAGTGGAAACATTCTGACCGGCCTCAATGGTGTAGCGGCAACAGTTCCGTTTGCGGTGACTGCTGAGTAACCTTCAATGATTTGAGCAGTAAGTAACAAAAATAAAAATTAAGGAGATTTCACATGAAAAATTTAATTTTCTCAGCGGCAATAGCTGATGCAGGTAATACCTTTTACATTCCTGTGCCGTGCAGAGGTACGGTTAAATCCGTGCGCGTAGCCTGCGACGTAAACATGGTGGCGACCGGCACGGTTATTCTGAGCCGTTCCACGACAGCGGTCAATACGATTACCGTGCCGACCGGCGATAAGGCGGCAGGAACAACCCTTGATGGCGTACCCGATGCCACCAATAAAGGGCTGGTATTCGATCCGGAATCTACGACTGCGGCAAACAAGGTTATTAAAGTTGTGGCTGACGCTACAATTCTGGCCTCAGCCGGTAATATGGTTTTCCATATTGAATACGACGATTCTGCATACGTGGCCCAGGCTTCTTTAGAAGCGTAATTAAAAATTAACCTTAGCTTAAAGCTCCCTCTTTCGGGAGGGGGCTTTTGTGGTGAGGTTAAAAAAGGGGTTTAAACATGGCACATTTTGCCGAACTGGACGAAAAAAATATAGTTAAAAGAGTTATCGTAGTTGATAATATCAACTGTGTTGATCCATCAATA